TTCTACATCCTATTCCAGAAACTCCACTTGTAAGAGTATTTAAAGATCCTGGAAGAGTTGTGCCAATAAGTGTTACAGAGGGACCATCTACAATACACGGAAGCGATGTGGCTGAAAAGGCTCCAGAGGTATTTGAAGCATTCGCCGCTGTTACTGACATTGTAATCGATGTAGCAAATGCGCTCGCCAATGAATTTGTTTGAAAGGTTCCATTTGAAAATCCAATTCTCTGATTCTGAAGAAGTTGACCACTGTTTGAACCTGATATCACATGAGACAAATCTGTCTCTGATAAACTTGTTGTTACAGACCCCGCAGTATTTGTGTAGGATAACATAGGACTCTTGTAAAAATATTGACCAAGATTTGATGCCCCTGTGATTGTGCTAAGAGTCGGTTGTCCAGAAATAACTCTTACACCTGAGACATAAGTATTTGTCGGCGCTGTTGCTACAGAAAAATTAAATGCCATATCAAGAACCGTGGCAGTTCCTAACAGACCGTCATAATAGAATGAGAGTTGTGATGTAATTGGTGTAGCCACTTGTGTCAAGGTCGTCGTATGAGTATATTGTGTCTGTGTTGCTGAGAAAGTTGCTTGTCTTATGGTCACTGTATTGGACGCTTTCAGGTAAAACCCTTGATACCGTGCTGGAGTTGCGTATTGATCATACACGCTGGTTGGTGTTACTGTAAGATTACTTTGTGTTCCTGCCGCGGGTGTTGTGGCGGGGAAACCATTAAACGACACAGTCGGTCCTGTAGATGTAACAGGACCTGAAATAGCAGTGGCAAGTGTTGCTATACCTGTGGCAGTTGTTCCGCGATTTGTTAAAACATGTAAAGGAACTACGAAGTTTGAACTTGTCCAATCTGAATTTGTGTTCAAGAGAGTTGTTACTGTAATGTTATCAGTAACCCTCTTGATTGTGCCGCTAAAATATCGTGCAAGGAAATTTACAGTTATACCTGAATCTGGAGTGAGATAGGATGTACTTATACCTAGCGTTGAAGCAAATGGTCCAGCGATTGAAGCTGAATTCGTAGCCTTCACATAAAAATTGTATTTTGAATCTGGATATAAGCTTGTCGCATCATATTGTATTACATTTCCCGGACTGGCGTCAGGGCTTGTTACAAATGTAAATGGACTTGTTTTTGCGGCGGTTTGCGCATCATAGATTGCCGTTCCATAGCGCACACCAGGAATCGGTACTGAATTAAATGATATATCATAGCGCGAGATTGTTGCTACAGAATTAGGGTTTAGTGTATCAGCATACTGAGGCGTACTGAAAAAGAACGATAGACTCTGATATGTCACATTTGTGCTCTGTAATTTACGAGGCGCCGAGGGAGGACCGGCTGCCAAAAAAGGTGAAAAAATAGTGGACGCAATATTACACCCTACATTGTAATTATTGTACCACGCAATGAACTGTCCATCTTTAGTTAAATTTATAAGGGTTGGCGCATAATATACAAATGCATAGCGTGACAAACCATCCTGAGGAAATGTCTTTAATTGTACTCCTGTTGCTTGAACTGTATTTGTTAATACAGCTCCTGTGATATAATTTGAAGCATTATGATAATTTACAATTCCAGTTGATAAGGTTGAGATAATTGTGGATGGATTGATAGAGGTCAATTGTGTTGAAAGGATGACATTAAGAGAATTAATCACTGGAACCCATGAACTCTGAAATCCAACATTAATCTGGATTGGATACGTCCACGGAATAAAGATTTCAGAACTCTGAGATACAGGCGTTCCGAATAAAATAGACGAAGGTGGGTTAATCAAATTCTTCTGAATCCATTCATCATTGTATATAAGATTACCTATTGTTGATGTATAACCAAGTGTGCCTAAACCTTGTAATGAAGATATTGTTACACCACCTGAACCTATACCATCTGTTGATGATATATAGCCGAGAGTGCCTAAACCTTGTAATGAAGATATTGTTACACCACCTGACCCTATGCCATCTGTTGATGATAGATAGCCGAGAGTACCTAGACCTTGTAATGAAGATATTGTTACACCACCTGAACCTATTCCATCGGTTGATGATAGATAACCAAGCGAGCCTAAACCTTGTAGTGTTGAATTTATATTCGCAGTTGTTATATTGCCACCCCCTCCGCCTCCAGTTATCGTTGATATATATCCAACTGTACCTAATCCAGCCACAGTACTTGCTAGAGGTGGTCCAAATGGCAAATTCGTTAGCTGAGAGCCATCACCAACAAAATAGGCGCTTGTTGTAGTACCAGTTATATTAACAGGTCCATCAACAAATACACTTCCACCTAGAACACGAAAATCTCCATAAGGGTTCAAGGAATCAAACGAAATTGTCTGATATCCAAACTTGTTCGAAGGAATCGTTGTCAATAAGTTCGAAGGATTAATGCCTGTAAGTTGTGTACCACTACCAATAAATGAAGTTGCCTGTACTGCGCCAACTATAGTTGCGCTTCCTGCTTCCAAAAGACCTGTTGATATGCCTGCTACTTCAAATTTTCCTGTAAGTGTAAGTGACGATGTTATTATGGCTCCAGTATTAATATTAGCCGTCGAAATAAGTGATACTGATGAAATATATGTCGCAGTGAGAGTTCCTGTACTGATATATGGCGCGGCGATCATGCCACTCAAATCACGAATCCAAAAATTTCCAGTGCTCGGTAAAGCATATGCAGGTATTGAATTTGGAGCAAAAAAACCTGTTGTTAGGGCTCCGTTAAGTGCACCCAGTGGAATATTTGAGAGCTGCGAACCATCTCCACGGAAGCTGGTTGCCTGTAATAGACCACTACCTTGAAGTGCAGTAAGAGGAATCGTAGAAATACCAAAAAGTGATGTAGCAAGATTACCAAAAAGTGAAGTTGTCGGTACACTAATTCCATACAAGGTCGCATTATTTGTAGAAATCAAAGCCGATGCTGGAATACTTCGTTCAGCAAAGATTGCCGTTGGTAATGTACTAAATAAAGCAGCCGTAGGCACAGAAACAAGTCCTTTCGCGTCACCAATGAAAGAACCGCCACCTCCAATACGAATACCCGTATTTGAACTTATATCAATTGAGTATTGAGGACTTGAAATACCTCCAATTCCGAGGTTCTTTGTTTTTACATTAAAGGTAAAGGCAGCTTGACCAGGAAATAAAGACCTAATGACATCCCCGTTTACAGTTGAAATAATTGAAGATTGACCAAAATGAACCGTGTACCCCTCATAATCGTTTATAATTACAAATCGTTCTTCACGACTGGTTACATCTGGATTAATTTTTGCGAATGAAATTCGATTATTTCGGATCAATAAATCATTTGTTGAAAAAGCTGCTGCCATCCGAAGACGATCTCCCTACAGTATGCGGATATACAGAAAAACAAGATCCTACACACGAAGCAGTATGAGTTCTCAGCACGGCTACGAATTATCAGGGATGACACGTATGGGTTCTGTACCCGTTTCTAAACATTTACCCCTTTGTTCTATGTCAGATATCCCGCCTCTTGCTTCACGACCAATTGTCTTACTTGCCACTGCCACAATTACAGATGATAATCTTTTTGCCAATGGTCTTTTTCAAAATGTATTTGTTTTGTACAAGATGTTTGATTCTGCTGGGTGGACTCCGATCTTGGTTGTCAATACAAAGCCAAACAATATAGAAAAGATTCCAGAGGTTCTTCGGACAACACGTGTACTTAGTATTGAAGATCTTGTAAAGCAGCCCCTTCCGATCAAAGCCTATATCGAAATTGGAATGAGCATTGATCCTAATCTTCGACGCTTCTTGAAAATGATCGGCGCAAAGACATTCAAGCTTTATCTTGGTAATATCTTGAACATTGATATTGAAACTCCCGTCTTTTATCCCTCAATGAATTTTAGCCACCACGTTGTTGGTGAAATGGACGAAATTTGGGTGTCCCCGCATTATGGTCAACATTCAGAATATGCATGCGCCCTCAATAAGGTAGATCCTGCTCAAGAGAGAAAAATAGCCCCATATGTTTGGGATCCTTGTATCTTAACCGATGGCAATCGACGCAATCCTCAGTGGCGCCCCCGAAAGGGCGATGAAAAAGAAACTTTCGTGGTAATGGAACCTAATATCAGTTTTCAAAAGACAGGTCTACTTCCGATCATGGCTCTTGAAGGCTGGTACAGAAAAAATAAGGACTGGAATGGTCAGGTTGTTGTTGTCAACGGCGATAGAATTGTATCTGTACCCTTCTTCAGAGATTCAATCTTGAATACACTTGAACTTCAAAAAGATGGTAAACTTGTAATTCTTGGTCGCAAAGATATGATTACAATGATGACAGACTATCCGAGTGCTACCTTTGTTCTCCATCAATGGAATAATGAATACAACTATATGACTCTTGAATTGCTTTGGTCCGGATTTCCTGTAATTCACAACGCACAGTCTTGGAAAGAATATGGATATTGCTACGAAGGAAATAGTGTAAATAATATGATCTCCAAAATTTCATTTGTAAGAGAACGCCACGGTGAAGTTTTGGAAGCCTATAAGTCACATGCGAAACTCTTAGCCTGGACTCATTCGCCCTATAATCCCGACCTCCAGAGGGCATGGATTAAACTTGTATGCGGTTAAACCAGTCATATCTGAATACGGGCTCAAAAAAGAATGAAGGTCGGTATTACTGCAAACTTCCAATTCTCCTTTTTTAGTGGAGGAGGATCTTCAACCACGATTGCCACTGCCGAACTTTGTAAGAAACTCGGTCATGACATATATTTGGTGAATACCAACGGCACACAAGAATGGTGGGACGATTGTAAAACTTTGAAAAGCGAGTATCCAAAAATCCTACATCTCGAGAAGCTGAAGGATTCAACTGGCGAGCCTCCGCTCGATCTATTGTTGGAAGTGAGTACTCTCATTTCAACGGCTGAACTAAGAATAAAGATTGCGAAACAGTGTGTCTGGGTTGTTAGAAAGCCAGTACTCTTAAATGATATTGAAAATACTATATATCCACTAACATCTACGAAGCGTAACTTAGATGGTTTATCTGCCATCTGGGCTCTTGATCTAGAAGTTACAAAAGATGAACTTGAATACTTAGAACTTTTGTCAAAAGGTCTTCCTGTTCGACATGTACCTTTTGTCTGGTCACCTAGCGCAGTTGATACGCATAAGAAAGAGTCTGGTACACCTGAGTGGATTCAGATTCTTTCTTATTTTATTCAACAAAAGAATGGCATTCCTCCCTGGTCTGTACATATCTGTGAGACCAATACAAGCGCGAGCAGCAGCTGTACAATTCCAATTGTGGCTCTCCGAGAAATGAAACGGAAGTCAATCATGCCGTTTTCTAATTATAAAATCCACAATGCCGAACATATTGAGAAAAATGACTTTTTTTCACAGAATGTGATGAAGCATTGTCAGATTGATGGATTGACTCCAACATTTGTTGGACGTCAGCGAATTATTGATTGGGTATATGATCCTGCCTCTGTTGTATTCTCTCATGTTCGTTTTCGTACTATACGGTCTATGTTTCTTGATACGATTTGGTGTGGAATCCCCCTTGTACATAATTCTAAGGTACTTTATGATTTAGGATCTCCCTACTATTATTCTGACAATTCCATTATTGAAGCTGGAGCGGCATTTGCAAATCTACACCAGGATTTACTACAAGGAAAAGGTATGTTTCAGACTGGATTCTTAGAAAACATGCGCGCCAAACTTCTCTCTGAGTTTACTTTTAGTTCTGCGCGTGTAGCCAGTGGCTGGAGGGATGCGTTTACTTCTTTACCTGTTGCATCTGTAACTAGGTCTATAACTACAATACCTGTTCAAACAAGCAAAAAAACACTCCGTGTCCTTTTTACCGACATGTGGGATGATTTCAATCCCCAGTATAATATGTTTTTACTCATGATGTGCGAAGGTCTTAAATACGCAGATAAAGATGTTCAGGTTCTTGGATTTAGCACAAAGACTTTGCCAAGCAACTGTAAACCAAACGTACTCATCTTTGGTCCATTTGGCACAGAATGGAAGAACGAATCTTGGAAGGGCATCAAGAAAGTCCATTTTACAGGAGAAAACACAAAACCCCAAGAGGATAGTGATGTAGAACTCAATCTTGGGTACGCCCACGTTGATTTTGTAAATGAATCCTATATTCGTTTTCCTCTCTGGATGATTGAAATCGACTGGTTTGGTGCTGATCTTGCGCTCATTAATAATCCTAAGCCTCTGCCAATTGATCGGTGCACAAAGGTCTATCCTGGAGAAATTGGAGAGAAGACAAAGTTCTGTGCGTTTGTTGTTTCCAACCCCTGTAACCCTATACGTAACGACGCTTTCCATTGGCTTTCTCAGTATAAAAAGGTGGATTCTGCTGGACGACTCTTTAATAACGTCGGTGATGAGATCTTTGCAGGTCGTGGTGGAGGTGGCGGTGAACTCAAAAAACACGAGTTTTTGAAAAAGTATAAGTTTTGTCTAGCCTATGAGAATTCAAGTTCACCAGGTTATACTACAGAAAAACTTCTACACGCAAAGGCGGCGGGATGTATTCCCATCTATTGGGGCGACCCGAAGGTTGAACGCGATTTTCAGACATCTGGTTTCATTGATGCGAGAAAAATGTCTTCACCTGATGAGCTTATCCAGGCGGTACGTTCTCTGGATGAAAATCCTTCTGAATATCTTATGAAGTTGGCTGTACCTGCGCTTGATGACTATAAACGTGATCTTGTTCGACGGACTTTGAGGGAAGTTTCTTATGGTATTTTGAAGGCTAGCGGCATTAATCAAAATAATCTAGATAAAATCCCGCAATTTATTGGCGGTAAATCAAGTGATGAGGCAACAGCTATCGGTAAGGAAAGAACTATGTCTTTTACGCCTCCTATTTCTGAGGAGCCCACGCTCAAGGAGATACCTATAAATAAGGTTGAAACAATTACGTCACCCCTCGTTATTACATATGCTACACGCAATTATTTATCATCTCTTCAACAACTGTTAGCTGGAATTACGATACAAAAGAAGGGAATCCCAGATATTGATCTGCATGTTTGGCTTGCGCAGGATGTACCTGAAGAATCACGTACTCTTCTTAAATCCAATTATCCCGATGTTAAATTCTTAAATCCACCTGAGTCCGATGTTCCGCAGGATTTCTCTGATTACTGGAATCCTCAGCACTTCGCCTGGAAATGTTGGTTACTCAATCATGTTTGCTCATCCGCAGAGTACAAGGATCGCCTAGTACTTTACTTAGACGCAGGTGTCTTCTGTTGTAGGTGGCCCTCAGACATGTTACGTATTGCCTATGAAGATGGTATCTGTCTGCTTGAAGATCCTAGACAAATAAATGACCAGTGGTGCCATGATACATTTAAGCAAGTCCTACAAATGACTCACTCCGAGAAGGCGGCACAGCAGATTGCAGCAAATATACAGGCTTTCAAAGCCGGTCATCCCGCAGCTGTTGCGTTTTACTCACAAAGTTACATCTTGTCAAAACAACGTTCTCTGATTGTGGGTACTAAGTGGGAAGGTATACGCGATGGAAAACCTTTCGGGCACCGTCATGATCAAAGTATCATGAGTCTTCTATCACGCCGAATGGGATTAACTAGATATCCTCTTGATAAAGTCTACTGTGATGTCAGCCTACGAAAGACCTTCATGTCTGGAAAGGCTTTCTACGTTCACAGAGGGCAATTTCAGATTCACAAGCAGTTTTCACAGGGTATTGATGATGCCTATGTAATTAATCTAGATAGGAGAAAGGATCGCATGGATAAATTGTTTGAAAATTCGCCTTCTCTTGATGGAAGAGTCCAGAGGATAAGCGCCATCGAGGGGCGCGATTTGGTTCTTACACCTGAGTTAGCACGTCTCTTCAAACCGCATGATTTTCTCTGGAAGAAGGCGATCATGGGATGTGCGCTAAGTCACCTTGGACTCTGGTGGCAACTCGCTAATGAAAAGCAGGAGATCAATAATTATCTAATTCTTGAAGATGATGTAAAACTACAACCGCAGTGGGAAGAAAGATGGAAGGAGGCGGCTGCGTTTGTCCCTGACGACTATGATGTAATTTATCTTGGTGGTATCCTTCCTCCTAATCGTCCTGTATTTGAACAGACAAAAGAGCAAGTGAATCAGTATTTTGCTCGGGTGGCAGATAATTCAGTCTTTGGTCAGAATCCTCCTAATCGTTATTTTCACTGGTGTGCCTATGCCTACGTACTTTCAAGACGTGGAGCTGAAAAGATTCTTCAGTTACTTCATGCCCATGATGGATACTGGACAAGCGCGGATCATATGATCTGTAATCACATAGAACATATGAAGCTTTATTTCTTGAATCCTTTAGTAGCGGGTTGCTACCAAGATGAAGATCCTAAGTACCAGGCGAGCGCATTTAATGATTTTAATCGTGTAGATGGATTTGATAGTGATCTTTGGAATAATGATAATCGCTTTACAGCAGAAGAAATTTCAAAGCAGACAGCAGCAGCATCAACGCTCTCATTAAATCTACACGAAGTACTCAGCCAAGTTCAAAAGAAGGCATCTGAAAAGACAGAGCCTGTAAAAACGATCACTGCGGAGCGTATATCTACACCACCTTCTCCTACAAAAAGGAGACTTGTCTGCTTAAAACAACATGCGCTGCGTGGTCCCGAGCTTTATGAGGCAGAATGGTTAAAACATGTGCTCGGTCCTACTATACCGCTTCATGTTGAGCATGTAGAACTTAATGACTCTCCACCCACAGATGCGCCGATTGTTTTCTTCCAGAAAAATCACATTCCTCAGTACAATGAGCTTTTACGGAAATGGAATGCTTCTGGCTCTGACTTCTATATATTACATTTGAGCGATGAATACTTGAATGATGATCTTTCAGTCTATTCTCTTCCAATGTGTAAGGGGGTCATACGTATGTACGAACGCCCTGATCTCCCTGTAAGAGAAAAGGTGAAGGTTATCCCGCTCGGATATCATTTTACAATTGATGGTGGATCAGAGCATCCCGCTGAAAAGACACCACGTCTTCCTTTCCGCAGTAACCGCTGGTCTTTTATGGGAACAGGATGGCAGAATAGAAAGCAATTATTGGAGCCCTTTAATAGAATCGAGCCAAATCGCGTAGTCTATGCTGATTCATGGGAAAGTCCGCAGAAAATTCATAGAAAAGAGTATCTGGCTGTTCTTTTGGACTCCTATTTTGTACCTTGCCCCACTGGAAATAATGCCGAGACATTCCGTATCTATGAGGCACTTGAATGTGGATGTGTACCGCTCTATGTAAAAAATGGTGAAAATGATCCTCTCGCAACTAGACTCATGGAAGAAATTGGCGTTCTACCCTCATCGAGCTGGTCTGAGGCGGCGGCTTTGGCAGAACATCTGCTACAGAATATTCAGCTGCTGGAAAACTATCGGACGGTTGTACTCAATCGTTGGTTAGCTTATAAGAAGAGGGTGGCTGAGAGTATAAAGACTATGGTAGGCGTTTAAAAACACTTGAGTCGTTGCCACCATGTTTTTTTGACTGGTGGTGGCTGTGGCTTCGGTTTTTCAATACTCATGTACATAGATGACCATTCATCAATCGTATATCGATCACCCATACATACGTTACAACGAGCACAGATAGGTAGTAAATTATCTATGTTCGTTTTACCACCTTTTGATTCAGGGACATTATGTCCACTTTGAAAATCAAACACTGTAATTCTATTAGGGCACCAGACTACTGGACATTTCGCCTCAAATATTTTTCCCATTTTATTTATCCATACTGCTTCTCTCAACGCTGCGGTAATTTTCTCTTTTCTCCCTCTTCCCTTTGGTCGTAGAAGGGGAAGAAAAAGTTCCCGCACTTTGTTTTGCTTTCTCACCATCTACACCTATTTAAGGCGATAGCCTTATGTTGTTTTAGAACCCATGGACCAAAGTTCACTCCCCTCCTATCTAAAAAGTATAGAGAGTCTCATTCAATCTGGCTCTAATCCAGTACTAAACACTGCGTCAGTGCCTCCAACTTCAGCACAGACAGCGCCGCAGCCCACTTCTGGTGGTGTAGTTCAGCCTCTTGTTCTTCGTGAGACTGACAAGAAAAAACTACAGTTCATGCTTGTCGGTACACACTGTCATCAGTTTACCGGTTACAGTAAGGTAACTTGGGGAATTGTACAGCAGCTCGCGAAGCAGTCATGGATGCAGGTTACACACTTCGGTTTCCAGAAGTTTCATCAGATTCCAGCGAACTATCGTCCTTACCCAAGTAATGTAGAGGCGATTGACGCCGCCGCCCTCGAGAAGGCTGGACCGCAGACACAGCAGGGTCAGGGTTTCGGTTTTTCTCAACTGCCTGATATTATTCGCAAGAAGCAACCAAATGTAGTAATGATTTACAATGATATGTCTGTCGTCGCGAAGTTTCTTGAAGAGATTCGCAAGAGTGGCATTCCGCGTACATTTAAGATTTGGATTTATTGTGACCAAGTCTATACTACACAGCTTCAGGGCTATCTTGATATCCTGAACCGCGATGCGGATCTCATCTTTACATTCACAAATTTCTGGAAGAAGTGTCTCAAGGAACAGGGTATCACGCGCCCTCTTGACATTATTCTTCACGGATTTGACTGTAATCAGTTCTTCCCTATACCGAAGGAAATGGCTCGTAAGCAAGTGGGTATCCCCAACGATGTATTTATGTTTCTGAATCTCAATCGCAATCAGCCACGCAAGCGTTATGATCTTCTAATCATGGCGTTTGTGGAGCTTGTTGTAAAGTATCCTACGAAGCCGCTTTTCCTAATGTGTATCTGCGACAAGGGCGAGAAGGGCGGCTGGTGGCTCTTTGAGATTTTCCAGCGTGAGCTCAAGCTCCGTAATGTAGCCATTGAGATGTTCGGTAATCGTCTGATGATCAGCACACAGGACATGTCATTTTCCGATCAGGATATCAATATGTTCTACAATATGGCAGACGTTGGCATCAGTACTTCGGAGGGCGA